CTGGTGGGTCTGGCGGAGGTGGTGCAGGTAGATTTGCAACAACAGGCGGTGCTGCTTCTCCACCCGGACAAGGTAACGCAGGTGGAGCAGGTAGTGGTAATCCTGTTTCTCCCGGAGGCGATAGTTATAGAGGTGCTGGAGGTGGTGGTGCAGGTGCGGCAGGCAGTGCTTCTACAAGCACAGATAATGCAGCAAATGGAGCAGGAGGTAATGGTTTACCTTCAACTATTTCAGGCTCAGATGTAACTTACGCTGGCGGTGGAGGTGGAGCAGCAGGAGGCACTCAAAACTCACAATCTACAGCTGCTTCAGGTGGTTCTGGGGGTGGCGGTACTGGAAGTTTAGGTCCTGCTCCAAGTGCGGGTGCTGGTACTGCCAACAGAGGCGGTGGCGGCGGTGGCGGAGGCTTTGCAGGTAGTAATACATTAGGAGGTGCTGGTGGATCAGGAATTGTTATCATTAAAGAACCTGAAACCACAGTAGCTTCAGGAATATGGGATATGAACGCCCTTTATAACAATGTAAAAGCAGGAACATGGAGTAGCTAATGCCAAGATTAATCGGAGCAACACAAACAGCAGCCTTTTCAGAAAAGGTAACATCTTTTAATAGCAGTACAAACTATGCAGTACCAGCTTTAACAACTTCAGTAACTTATTTAGTAATAGCTGGTGGAGGAGCTGGTGGATTCTTTGGTGGTGGCGGAGGTGCTGGTGGTTATAGATCATCTACACCCGGCGAAGCATCAGGTGGAGGAGCTTCTGCAGAATCAGCTTTAACTGTTACTGCCGGATCAACAATACCTGTTGTAGTTGGAGCAGGAGGAGTTGCTACAGGAGCTCATGGATATTGGGATCCCGGAGCAGATTCTAGTTTTGGTCCTATTACTTCTGTTGGTGGTGGTGGAGGTGGTAATAGATTTGCTTATACTCAACCCGGAAATCCTGCTGGTGGTAGTCAGCTTGGACAAGATGGAGGATCAGGCGGAGGTTCTGGTATTTGGTATGGTGTTGGTAATAAACCTGACGGAAGTGCTGCAGGTGCAGGAACAGCTAATCAAGGTTTTCCTGCAGGTGGAGCAAGAAACCCAGCAGCAAACTATGGTTGTGCTGTAGGTGGTGGTGGAGCAGGTGAAGCTGGTCAACAAGGAAATCCTGATAATGTTATTGGGGGTAGAGGTGGACAAGGAGTAACATCTTCTATCACAGGTTCTCCAGTAGCTAGAGCAGACGGTGGTGGAGGAGCAGCAGGTGATAGTAATCTTTCAGCTCCTAATACTAAAGGAGGTGCTCCCGGACCCGGAGGAACTGGCGGAACAGGATATGGAAGTGGCTCTGCATCTGATTTAGCGGCAACTAGTGGTGCTGCTAATAAAGGTGGCGGAGGTGGTGGTGGTGCTTATGGTCCTGCACCTTCATCTAGATTAGGTGGTAATGGTGGTTCAGGGTTTGTTGCTGTTAAAGACCCAAATGGTGCTTTTACTGCATCAAGTATTTGGGATTTAAGGTCTGTATTTAGATTAAAAAAATCAAGTAGTTGGCTTTAATTTAAACTATTTATGGAACTATATTTTTGTATAAGTTTACAACGTGCAGGTAATACTTTACTTGGTAGTATTTTAAATCAAAATACAGATATAACTTTTACAGCTAATAGTCCTCTTACTGAAATTATTTATCAGCTTGATTTAATTAAAAATCAAAAAGATTTAACATTATCTCAACACCAAAACTTTCCTCATAATGAGTCTTTAGACAATGTTATTAGAAAAACTTTTTATAATTATTCTGAAACATTTAAAACAAAATATGTTATTAATAGATCAAACTGGTGGTCAGATGGTAACCTTGAATTATTAGAAAAGTATTTTGATAAAAAAATTAAATTTTTAATTTTGTACCGAAACCCTTTAGAGTGTTTAGCTTCGTTATTAAAAGCGTATAAAGTTAAAAAAGAAGATATTGAAATAGCTGCAGATCATTATATGAATATAGAAACAGGTGTTTTAGGAAATGCTATTAAACAAATTCCTTTAATACAAAAAAATTATGAACATTTATTTATTACATACGATCAGTTAATTGCTAACCCACAAAGTACAGTTAATAGTGTTTATGATTTTTTTAATATACCTAAGTTTGAACATAATTTTAAAAACTTAAAACAATTTGAAATACAAGGTATAAAATATAATGATTCTATTTTTGGTGATGTAGATTTACATACAATAAGAACGGATAAAATAGAAAAAAAACCGTATGCAATAGAAGATTTTTTACTTCCTTCTGTTATAGAAAAATATAAAAATATAGGAAAATAGTATGAATCTTAAATGGTATTATTGGTATTTTAAATCTGCGATACCAGAAAAAATATGTGACGATATAGTACGTTATGGTAAAGAACAAAAAAAACAAACAGCTATTACAGGAAATAATACCAACGAAGAACTTACAGAATTACAATTAAAAAACATTCAAAAGAAACGTAAGTCAGATATTGTATGGATGAGTGATAGGTGGATATATAAGGAAATACAACCTTATATACATCAAGCAAATATAAATGCAGGGTGGAATTTTGAATGGGATTGGTCAGAGCCTTGTCAATTTACCGAGTATAAAAAAGAACAGTTTTATGATTGGCATTGTGATTCATATGAAGAACCTTATAACGAACCTGAAGATCAAAACAAGCATGGTAAGTTAAGAAAACTTAGTATGACTGTATCGTTGACTGACCCTAAAGAATATGAAGGTGGAGATTTAGAGTTTGATTTTAGAAATACAGACGAAGGTTCACAACCTAGAATATGTGAAGAAATTAGAGAAAAAGGTAGCGTTATTATATTTCCTTCTTTTGTTTGGCATAGAGTCAAACCTGTAACAAAAGGTACAAGACACTCTTTAGTGTGTTGGAATTTAGGATACCCATTTAAATGAGTTTTAAAAAAAATAAATACCAAGTAATTAAAAGTGCTATATCAAAAGAACTAGCAGATTTTTGTTATCAATACTTTTTAAATAAAAGAGCAGTAGCAAGACATTTGTTTGATGAAAAATATATATCACCGTTTACTGAATACTTTGGAGTTTGGAACGATCAACAAATACCTGAAACGTATTCACATTATGGTGATATAGTTATGGAAACTTTATTACAAAAAGTAAAGCCTATTATGGAAGAACAGTCAGAAGTTAAACTTATTGAAACATATTCATATGCTAGAATCTATAAAAAAGGTGATGAGTTAAGAAAACACAAAGATAGATACTCTTGTGAAATATCTACTACTTTAAATTTAGGTGGTGATAATTGGTCAATATATTTAGAACCTGATGTTGAAATAAATTTAAACCAAGGAGATATGTTAATGTATCGTGGTTGTGATTTAGAACATTGGAGAAAACCTTTTGAAGGTAAAGATTGTGGGCAAGTATTTTTACACTACAATGATGCAAGTAATAAAGATGCTAAACAAAATAAATTTGATGGTAGACCTATGATTGGTTTACCGGCTTATTTTAAACAATGAACTTTATAGGCGAATATCAAATCAGTGAAGAAGCTGTTGATGAACTAATTAATTATTGGAACGTTAATAAAGCTAACGCAGAAGAAGGTAGAGTTGGTAATGGTAAGTTAGATGAGAAAATAAAAAAATCATTAGAGATAATGATCGATCCAGAAGATTTAACAAACCTTTTATATAAAGATGAATTATTAAAGTGTCTAAAACAATACACTTCAAAATATAAATTTGCGGATAATGTAGAGTTTTATGGTATTAATCACCGTCCTAAAATACAATATTATGATAAAGGATGGGGTTTTTATAAATGGCATATAGAAAATGATGGTAATCCTAGTGTTATAAATAGACACTTAGTTTTTAGCACATATTTAAATGATGTTGAAAATGGAGGTACACAGTTTTTATATCAAGACTATGTTACAAAAGCTAGAAAAGGTTCAACAATTATTTTTCCTGCAGGTTGGACTCATGCTCATAAAGGGCAGATATCTGAGAACCAAGAAAAATATATTATTACAGGATGGTTTAATTTTTTAGAGATATAAAATGAAAACAAATATTTTAAAAGGAAGTTAAAATGGAAATGGTATCACCTTACATTGTTTGGAATGTTTTAATAACTTTAGTGTTAGCTCCAATCTGGTTTCAGATTAGACAAAACACTTCAGAGC